TCCCTAAAGAGGACGATGATTGTTATCTAGCCCCAGAAGATCCTGCTTGGGATCATATGGGCGTTCCTAAACGGACTGAACCACTAATAACTATAAATAACAATAACGGGTCAGAAAAGGCTAGAATTATGCGTGAGAATAACATTAAACCAGGTACAGAAGCTTGGTTTAAACTATGGTTTGGAAGATAATATGCAAGAGTTACAACAGGCGGCCAAGATCGGATTTGCTAGTGAATTTAGTTTTTATCTAAAGGCACACAATTTCCATTGGAATGTAGAAGGTTCAGACTTTCTAGAATACCACGATCTATTTGGAAAAATATATGAAGAAGTATACGGGGCAATAGATGACTTTGCAGAAAAGATTCGCGCTCTAGGTGCATATGTTCCTGCTAGTTTTAGTTCATTTAGTATGCTTAGTCAAATACCTGATGAAAATCATCTACTACCTAAAGATCAAATGGTTATGGAATTGCTACAAGATAATGAAAAATTAATTAATGTACTTAAACTGGTATACGAACTAGCAGAAAAATATAGAGAAGTTGGTTTTAGTAACTTCTTAGCAGAGCGTATTGATGCTCATCGTAAACATGGCTGGATGCTTAGAGCCAGTTTAAAAGGATAATTAGATGAGAGCTAATGAATTTATAAACGAAGGTCAAGGTAAAATCCATAAGGATCATGCTAGTGTACAGCAAGGTGTACATAAGGTAAGAGATGTAGGTGGATACGATCGAACCTATCATCTAAACAGATTGTGGATGGCTACTGCTATGGCAGATGGCAAAAGTAAAAAACCTGTAAAAATGGATGCTTCATCATGGGTAGAAAAATATAATACTGCACATCCATACACACAAGAAGAACATAACATGTTACATCAGGCAATGAAAACTGTGCCTACAGATCATAAAGAAGTCCAACCGTTCGGTAAAAGTATGGAACCAGATGATACACATAAAGTAAGTCCTACAAGCAATTGGGATAGTAAGAAAAAGATTAAAGAAAGCGGAACAAGTGGTGGTACTACATCAGGATCTATTGCATCAGTATCGGGTAGCAACCAAAAGAAGGGTAAAACAAAATTAAACCTATTAGGTTTTCCTGCAGAAGGTGCAGATAAAGAAACTAAGATAATAAAGAGAAAGCCATGATTAACGAACATAAAAAAGGTGTTAGAGCTGTAAAATATACTGCAAAACCTCGTAATCCAGTTGGGATGGGAGATACGCCAGGACGCGGTACTGTAGCACATAAAGATAAAAAGAAAGTTGCCGATCAACCTCGTAAAGCAAAACATAAGTCTAAGGAAACGAGTATGGCAGAAGGTTTATTAAAAGAAGATATCATGGGAGCACCGCGTCCTGAAGACAATCACGAAGCTACAATGGCGTTGAGCGAACTATATCGTAATGCAAAATACGGAATGGCTCTATTAAAGATTATTGAACCTAACGATGCCATTGACGGTTGGGTACAGGCTAACTTAACCAGTGCTGCCGACATGTTAGATAAAGTAGGACATTACTTAGATTACAAAAACATTCATGGTCGTAAACCAGAAGTAGATATAGAAGAAGATGATAATGTCGATGATGCAGATCCAGGTGAAACTGATGGCAGTATGGCTCGTGAAAATCTAGAAATGATCGTTGAATACAGTATTCGATTAATGGAAATGATCAAACCTGGTGACAATTTAGCCAGTTGGGTTAGTATGAAATTAACCAAGGCCAGCGAAGCTATTAGTTCTGCCAAACATTTTATTGAATATAGAAACTTTGAAAAACATGCAGGTGATGTATTCGAAAACAAACTAACTCGTATGTTAGCTACAGAATTATCAGAAGCAGGACATGGTAGTAATAGAGATTATGAACATGGTTTTGCCAGTCCAACAGCACCTAGTTTGGGCGGAGGCCGAAAAGAAATCGACGAACCGGATGCTGTGAATAACATTGAGGTATCTATTAATGGGCGTCCTTGGAAAGTATTTGCTGGACATGGTTTAGATTCTAGTCAAGAATTCTTTAAACAAAAACAAAAAGTAGATGCTATGTGCAAACGCAAGACTGCCGAGACTGGTAAAAAATGGTCTTGGGGTGTGACAGGTGCACCTGCTACTGATTGATATTTGGTATAAAAATATATAAACTACTTGACATTCTCCTTATAGACATATATACTATGCTATAAGGAGTTTTTTATGAGCAAAGCATTTGGCGCACCAGAACAAGCTAAGATCAAACAGATTGTTGCTGAAGGCATGACAGTTATGCAAGAGATTCAAGACCTAACTGAGGGTCTTAACGATACAATCAAAGCAGTAGCGGAAGAACTAGAGGTTAAACCTAGCGTAATTAAAAAAGCAATCCGTATTGCACAAAAAGATCAGTGGGATCAAGTATTCCGTGAATTTGACGATCTTGAAACTATCGTTGATATCAGCGGACATGCTAACCGCCGTGAAGATTAATGAACGATATACTATATGGCGTCTTTAACTGGATCAGACAAGATTACCAAAGCAATAGAATTCGTTTTTGTTTTGAGGTCCTTGCTTGGGCTATTTCTATTGGCTGTAGTATCACTATGGCACTCACCGTTCCGACCCCACCTCTACTCTATATGTACCCAGTGTGGATCATTGGTTGTGCTATATATGCTGGGTGCGCTTATAGTCGGCGTTCCTTTGGTATGCTTGCTAATTACATGCTTCTTACCACAATCGACTCAATAGGGTTGATTAGAATGTTAAATAATTAAGAGAAAGGTTTAATCAGCCATAAATGATTACATAGGTATTTGTCAGCCAAAAATGACAAGGAGAAAAATATGAGTTATGTAGATGCCATATGGGATCGCGACAAGGATATTATTAAAGTTGTTGAGCGAGATCCTAAAAAAGGTAGGTTATATCAAGAATTTCCTGCCAGATATTTGTTTTACTTTCCAGACCCGAAAGGCAAATATCGGTCAATCCACGGCGAAGCACTAAGCCGTATTACATGTAAAAATTACAAAGACTTTCAAAAAGAACAAAGGATTCATAGCAGTCAACGATTGTTCGAAAGTGACATTAAACCAGTCTTTCGTTGTCTTGAAGATAATTACCTAGGTAAAGATGCACCAAAACTAAATGTAGCATTTTATGACATCGAGGTAGACTTTGATCCCGAGCGAGGCTATGCTAGTCCAGATGATGCATTTATGCCAATTACTGCCATTGCTGTTTACTTACAATGGTTGGAAACACTAGTATGTTTGGCTATTCCTCCTAAAACTATGACTATGGAAGAGGCTAAAGAAGCAGTTAAAGACTTTCCCAACACTATATTGTTTACTAGTGAAGCAGAAATGCTTGATACATTCTTAAATTTAATTGAAGATGCTGATATTATTAGTGGTTGGAATTCAGAAGGTTTTGATATTCCATATACTGTGAATAGAACAATTAAGGTCCTAAGCAAAGAAGATACTCGCAGATTTTGTTTGTGGGATCAAATGCCTAAAAAGCGTGAATATGAAAAATATGGCAAGACTGCAGAGACATATGACTTTGTTGGGCGAGTACATTTAGATAGTTTAGAACTATATCGCAAATATACATATGAAGAAAGACATAGCTATAGGCTTGATGCTATTGCTGAATATGAATTAGGCGAGACTAAAACACAATACGAAGGTACACTTGATCAATTATATAACAATGACTTCCGTAAGTTTATTGAATATAACAGACAAGATACCATGCTGTTACATAAACTTGATAAGAAATTAAAGTTTATTGATCTAGCCAATACAGTTGCTCATGAAAATACAGTATTGTTAGCAACTACTATGGGTGCAGTTGCAGTTACCGAACAGGCTATTGTAAATGAAGCACATCATAGAGGATTGATTGTTCCTACTCGTCCACAACGAGATGAAAATGCTAGTAATCAAGCCGCAGGTGCGTATGTTGCCTATCCAAAGAAAGGATTACATGACTGGATTGGATCAATGGATATTAACAGTTTGTATCCATCAGTTATTCGTGCATTAAATATGGGTCCCGAAACCATTATCGGACAATTAAGACAAGACTACACTAAGGCTGAGATTGAACTAAAGATAGAAAAGGGTTCAAGTTTTGCCGCCTCTTGGGAAGGTAAGTTTGGTTCAAACGAATATGAGTTTGTTATGAACCGAGATATATCGCATGATATTATCATAGACTGGGAATCAGGAGAAACAGATATTCTAAGTGGTGCTCAAATATATGATATGATATTTGATAGCAATCAACCTTGGATGTTAAGTGCAAACGGTACTATCTTTACGCATGAAAGAGAAGGTATTATTCCCGGACTACTAAAGCGGTGGTATGCTGAACGAAAAGAAATGCAGGCCAAACTTAAAGAGGCAATTAAAGCGGAGAACAAAATTGAAGAAGAATATTGGGATAAACGACAATTGGTTAAAAAAATTAACCTCAATAGCTTATACGGTGCTATTCTTAACCCTGGTTGTAGGTTCTTTGATAATAGAATTGGACAATCCACAACTCTTACAGGAAGACAAATTGCTAAACATATGGCCGGCAAAATAAATGAGGTCATTACAGGTGAATATAATCATATAGGTAAAGCAATTATCTATGGTGATACTGATAGTGCTTACTTTACCGCCTATACAAGTCTAAGAAAAGAAATTGAAAAGAAAGAAATCCCTTGGACTAAAGATTCTGTTATACAACTATATGACACAATTGCCGCTGAAGTTAATTCAACTTTCCCACAATTAATGCTAGATGCGTTCCACTGTCCAAAGAGCCGTGGTGAAGTTATTAAAGCAGGTCGTGAAATCGTTGCCAGTAAAGGACTATTCATTACCAAGAAGCGTTATGCTGTACTTTATTATGATAAAGAAGGTAAACGAAAGGATGTAGACGATAAATCTGGAGAAATTAAGGCCATGGGCTTAGATTTAAAGCGTAGTGATACTCCAGAATTTATGCAGAAGTTCTTAGAAGAAATTCTAACTAGTGTGCTAAATGGTGCAGGCGAAACAGAGATATTAGATAAAATATCAGAATTTCGAACTGAATTTAAAAATAGACCTGGTTGGGAAAAAGGTAGCCCTAAACGAGCAAATAACATTGCCGAATACGAGGCTAAAGAAAAGAAAGCAGGTAAGGCTAATATGCCCGGCCATGTACGAGCTAGCATTAACTGGAATACATTGAAACGAATGAATGGCGACAAATATAGCCAACAGATTGTAGATGGTATGAAAGTTATTGTTTGCAAAATGAAAGATAATCCATTAGGTTATACCAGCGTGGCTTATCCAGTAGACGAATTAAGATTGCCTAAATGGTTCCAAGAACTACCATTTGATCATTTTGAGATGGAATCTACTATTATTAACAATAAGGTAGAAAACCTTATCGGTGTGTTGGAATGGGATTTAAAATCTACTACACAAAATAACACTTTCGGAAGTTTATTCAGCTTTGAGTAAAATAAACTTGACAATAATCAAAAATCTAAATAAAATTATACAAAGGACTTATATATGCAGGATTTATTAAAAGACATCGTGGGACATACTCACAACTTGGGATTTCTTAGTACAGTTAAAATTTCTGGAACAGAAGATAAAACAAATATTGATTCAATGGCTGACGATCGTTCAGTAATCATGTATGCTGAAACGGCTAATCCATATCCAGATATGATAGGCATCTTTGGTATGCCGCAACTTAATAAATTGAAATTCTTACTAGACTGTCCAGAATATAAAGAAGGTGCGGACATTGCAGTAGTAAAACAAGATCGCAATGGTGAGACAATGCCAGTAGGGTTGCATTTTGAAAACTCTTCTAAAGATTTTAAAAATGATTACAGATTCATGAACACTGAGATTATTAATGAAAAATTAAAAACTGTTAAGTTTAAAGGTGCTACATGGCATGTTGAAGTTGAACCTAGTGTACAATCTATCCAGCGTTTTAATTATCAAGCAAGTGCTAACAATGAACATACTACATTCTTAGCAAAAACTGAAAATGGAAATCTAAAGTTTATCTTTGGTGATCAAGCAACTCACGGTGGTGAATTTGTTTTTGCCACAGGTGTTGCAGGCAACCTAAATAAAGCATGGACATGGCCTGTGTCAAGTGTACTAAGTATTCTTAAAATTGCAGATGCTAATAATGCTAAACTCAGTTTTAGTAATGACGGTGCTATGATGATTACATTAGACAGCGGTATTGCTACTTACAAATACATTATTCCAGCTAACGCATGATAAAAGGCTTGATGGGCAGTCGAGGTATTGCTGTAAACGGTGGTAACACCAGCTTACCTTACATTAATTCAAATCCAACCAATCCTGTTACAGGTATGATACGGCTTTGGGGATCGGACATGCAATGTTTTGACGGCAGTACATGGGTCCATATAAACACTAGTTATGCCACTGTAGAGCTTGACACTGAAACACTAATGTTGTTAGAGTGGGCTAAAAAGAAGAAGGTCGAGGAAGAACTGTTAATAACAGCGTCCTGGGAACATCCTGCTGTCAAAGCTGCCAAACAAAACCTAAATAATGCTAAGTTAGAAGTAAAAAAATTAGAAGACCAATTAAAAATAACAGAGATATTAATACATGAAGAATCCACCAGTTAATTTAACACCCTTACAGAAAGACTATGCTGTCTATTTGCCAGCTATTAGTAGTTTCTATAGCACCTATGTTGCTAAACAGAGATTAGAGAAGTTTATTCCAGATGCTCGAATTCCTGCAGGATTTGATCGCGGTATTGAAGGTATGAATTTTTTAAATCCTGAACAGGGTTATTTCTATTACAAATATGGATTGTATTCAGCAGGTCACGCACAGTTAGATTTGAATAAAAGTCTAACACAAGAATCTATGATCCAACAGCGTGATCGTAATAATACAATGATATTAGGTGATTCGGGTGGGTATCAAATTGGTAAGGGTGTTCTTAAATTTGATTGGTTAGACTTTGAAGGTAAGGCTGCAAACAAAACTCGTCAGAGTATTTTAGAATGGCTTGAACTTACTGCTGATTGGTCTATGATGCTTGATGTGCCTACTTGGGCATGTGACCATATACATAGTCCAAAGACAGGACTAAAAACCTTTGAAGATTGTTTAGATAAAACTCGTTTCAATAACGAATACTTTTTAACAAACCGATTAGGACAAACTAAATGGCTCAATGTGCTACAAGGTGGAGATTGGGATACTGCCGAGAAGTGGTATAACGGTGTCAAAGAATTTAGTGACGATAAAATATG